TATAATATTTTCATTAACATATTTTTAATGAAAATATGACTTTGACTAATTTCGTCCAATATTAATGTATTTTTTTTAATATCATTTATTATTTCTTCCATTTTGGTTGTATATATGGTTTTATATATATATATTCAATTTTCAGATTTTATATTTATTATTTTATAAAATTTAAATCGTGGGTTTTGTGAAAAATTTAATAATATCTCCCGATATTTTTGGACCTATTTTTCGACTATTTGCCGATTTGGGAATGTCTTTAATTTCATTGGGGGAAATTTCACCCCTTAATAATTTTTCAAATGATATGTTATTTAATATTATAGAAGCTGTATTTTTTGTAATTCCATTTATCTGAGTTAGCATTTTAATAAAAACAGTATTGGTAGATAAAGAATTAATGGCATCTACTGATGCCACCACTGGATGCAGTCTTGTCGATTGCCATATTTTTTCCGATCGTTTACCTATTATATATCCGTTGGGGTATTTCATAGAATATATAGAATCTTTACTAATATTACCCAAAATAAGATCGGAAATATGATAACCCTTATCAACAAACAAACATGCGGTTTTTTCTGTTATATTTGGCACACAGCACCATATTTTATATTTAATTGATTCATCTGTAACTGGGGTTTTTTCTTTAAGTTTATCTATACCATCGCCGCGTGTCGAATTCTCGGGCATTTCAACCCCACCGGTTAATGTATCTATTTCTATAAGTGGTGATGGAGTAATTGTTAAATAATTTTTTATTAATTCAAGTATTCGGTCGACTGTATTTTTAATATTTTGTGAATAAACCATATGAATACCATCGCGAAATGCCAAGTGGTCTAGATGCGATCTTAATGCCTTATAGGGCACTCTACAGAATTTCATTGTGGATCTAGGAATAGGATTGCCCTCGATTAAATATATTAATTGACATCCAGTTTCTTCTCTAATTTTTAGTAATTTTTTAACATTTTCTTTGCGGCCATCTCGTAAAGATGCGGCAAGGTCTTTCCATGTCTTACGCTCTATAATAAAAAGAATATAATCCTTATACAAAACACTATAATCTCCATGATTAATACGCGATACCTTAAATGTAATATTTGGGGGCATTTCCGCGGAATTAAAATGTGGGATTACATGTTGTTCTCTATCATCTATTACAATATCAATCTGAGCCATTTTATTTTAATATAATTAAAATTAGTATTTTAATATGATATTATTTATTAAATTTATTATTGCGGCGCTGCTCAATATATTCAGCTCTAAAAATATTTTGTATATTAATTATATATGAGTCTTTGGGGCATTCTTGGGGGCGTTCTTGGGGGCTTTCTTGGGGGCTTTCTAGTGGAGTTTTGTGCGTTTCGGGGCTTTCTGACTGGATTTCCGGCAAGTTTTCTTTTGAGTTTTCGATTGAGTCTTTATTATTTATACTTATTATACAATATATTGTTTCAGTTCTACTAATAATTATATTTTTAATATTGCTATTATAATCCGCATTATTAGGATTATCAGCATTATTAGTATTTTTTGCCATCTATAATATATGCAATAAATTTATTTTTTTTAAATCATCAGAGTTATTATATCTAGTATAGAATAATTTAATAGCAAGTCTTTCAGAAATTGGCGACATTAATGAATCGATGTGATAATCTATTTCTGTATCATAAATATGTTTTATTATAAAATATGGTCTTATGTCGACATTTACTGTTTTATCTGTACATAATCTATATTCAAAATTATCACACCAAGACATGCATAAAATATAATAATTATTAATTAGATTATTATACTGATACATTTAATGATCTAAAAATCCTAAATCTATATCTAAATATGCATCCATAATAGAAATACTTCCGGAATGTTCAAATTGAAACACATCCTTATCTTTCTGGGATTGTTTAAGCATAATATTGGAACTAACTATAAAATTAGCATTAGTTTGAACAGCATTTTCCCCCATTCGCGACAAAACAGTACATTTAACAAATACAGGTATATTTCTATGATGTAATATGTATTTTTTAATTGAATTATCCCAGATAAGTAAATTAAATCTATATCCGTCAATAATGCATTGTTTTATTTTTTTAACTTCACTAACACACTCATCTAAATTTTCCCGAAATAATTTTAATAAACTATATGTTCCTCGATCAACACCCAATCCATTCCAATATGGATTAAGTCCTATTTTAATTAAATCTTCTATAATTTCATCTCTGAGCAATGCTACTTTATTCATACCTTCATAAATTAACTTATTGTCTAAACACCATTTTTCAACATTTGATATGTTAAATATATAAGGCTTACCCTTATCAACCTTAATTTTTATGTCTTTCATCATTGTATCCAACAGTTCTGAATACATTTCCCAAATAAATAAATAGTCGATAAATTCGTCGCCTATTAGTATTTTATAATAAAACTCATATTCTACATCAGTAAGTTTTTTTGAATTAATATTAATAGGATTATATTTTCTATGTAGTATAAACTGCCTATCTACTGTAACAAAACTTATTATTGTAATTAAATCAAGTATATTTGCTCCGTATGAATATCCCGCCAATAACATTCTTTTACACTCAACAGATAGTTTTCTTATATTATTAGCGTACATACCTAAAATTGTTATATCATATTTACTATTAATAAATCCCAATCCATATAATTTTTCAACGGAATAAGTCAAAGAATTTGCCGATGGCGATTCTAAAAAATCTATTGATGAAATATTTAATTTCTTTAACTGATTTAGCTGAAAATAATTGGAATTTGTTAAATAATTAGTTAAAAATAAATTATTATCGCATATGTAATTATTTAATCTATCCTGGGATTCATTCTCGATTATAGTGGTGTCTGTTTCTTTTATGAACATATTAAGAAGGTCTGATGTAATATCTACTTTCAAAATTTCCGCAAATTGATCGGCAGCCAATTCATTAAATGTATTTTCAGTATAGCATGGGTACCACTCACCAGGAGCCTTTCTCCCAACACGACCCTTTCTCTGTGTGGCCATTCCCTTTGTTACTTGTTTATCTATTATACTTTTTACTGCAAAATCTGGAGTGAACTGAACATCATTTAAAAACCCCGTATCTATACAATATTTTAATGTTTCTATAGTAACACCAGTTTCTGCTATGGGGGTCGCTACTATAATACGTCTACTGGGTTTTATCCACTTATCAATTGATTTTAAGTCAATATTGCCTTTAGAATCTAGTTTATAAATCGGAAATGTAATATCATTAATATTTGAAAACATATTTTGATATTCTACACCACTTAACTGAAATGTGGTACGATTTAGATTAATAGGTGCTATAAAATATCTTTTATTATCATCATCACCACCTAATTTCTCATTCTTTTTTTTATCATCTAAATATTTTAATACATTAGAAAATGGCTTAGTTAAAACTTTTGCGTTAAATGTATGTAATTTTTCTAATATTGATGTGGCCATCAATTTACCACTTACAAATATAATAATATCCCTAAACTGACTATTAGTATCTATATCGGCAATATTAGATATGTGTATTTCTTCTGCCTTATCGACAGCATATTGTAAAAAATTAGGTGAATCAAACTTCAAAAAATGTTTTTCTATGGGAAATGTCGATCCAATTACTTGTATATAATTTTCGTCGGGGCAGCTAAAATAATCCATAAATATAGTTGGATCAAATGTGGCGCTCATTAATATAACAATTGGACATTCTGGGTTTTTATAATTTTTAGCTAAAAGTTTTTTTAGCATATATAATGACATATCTAACTTTAAATCTCTCTCATGTACTTCATCAATTAAAATAAACCCATATTTTCTTAAAAACTCATCATCTGTAGAACTTTTTAATTGTTCCATTAATATTCCAGTTGTCATAAATATTATTCCTTTATCTTTTGGCTCTCTTTTATAATCCCCAGTTGAATATCCTATATTAACATCCATCTTCAAATATTTATAATGCTCTGGTAAATTTTCAGATATATCTATTGCGGTTAAGACCCTCGGCTGAGTTATAGCAATATTTTTACGAGTTCTATCTTGGAAATTTTTATATAAAAGTGGGGGCATAACAGTACTCTTACCGGATCCAGTGTCGGACTTTAATACAATAACTTTATCACCAAGTGATTTAGCGGGAATTTTAGAATTTAATCCAAATGATATAGGAATTAAATCGCTAATATGATTCATTATATAATCGATACTACGCATATTTTTTATGCTATTGATTACAGTTTTGCTCAATTTTAATTTGGGATTGGGATTAATATATCCCTCTCGCAATAATGTAGGTAAGTTACTCATTTTAGTTAGTTGGGGCTTATTTTTTTTGTTTTTAAGTTTTGGATTTGAGTTTTGGATTTTATTTACCGAATGGTATAATAATTATCAAATATATATAAATATTAAGTTCTTTAATATAATTTTATATATAAAATGTATAATATTAACAAAACTCCAAAAATATTAATTATCGCGCCGCATAGTAATTGCAGTAATGCGGCGGATAAAAGAATTTGCGATATTCGATCTAAGGAAATTGCTGAAAAATTTGAAGAAATAGCTAAAAATGCTGGATATGATGTTAAATTGATATTAAGTGATGAATTAAGAAGTAAATATGATTATAACAGAATCGAATCAGAAGAAACACCCTGGCGACAAAATATTCGCAATTATATTGAAGAAAATATAGAATCGCCCATTATAATATATGAAACGCATTCATTTCCGCCAACTGGTACCGAGTTTGATGATGGATCACAAATGGCATTATTAGCAATTGATGAATATTATTATGAGACAAAAAAATTACATGATTATTTAATCAATGAAGCCGGTATTAAATTAAGCAAAAAAATTAATAATACGCGAGTTATTAATCTAATGATTGACACAATCAGATATCCAAATATTAAACATCATTTTTTGCTAGAATTCAATGAGGATAAAAGTGTTCTTACAGATACTGATAGCAATTATGCGGTTTTTAGAATATTCTTAGCTTCATTATTTCCAAAATGTGTATATTTTTGTTATAATAATATTATTACATTATTGGTTGTAATATTAGTAATATTATTTATATTATTTATATATTATTTCCATCGGGATGATTCACGTAAAAATGATAATTCAGATTAGTTATGCCTGTTTTTTATAAAATGGGTTTATGTAATGCTGACCTTTAAATTGAGTTTCGCACCTTGGATCGGGATTAATCCACATAAAGAATGTTCTAACCATCCAAAAGAATAAAAACAATGACCCGACATTCATTGCAAATGAACCCAAATCATTATTAACTAAAAATGCTAGAGCTACTATTATAGAAACCATTACGCCTAATACTATGGAACTCCATGTGTATGATGGACATTGCCAAAATTCATTATCTGGAAAATATGACATTATAATTATATTATAATATATATAATAATTAAAATATTTATATAATTAAAATATTTATATAATTAAAATATTTGTTTATAAATATGGATTTAACTAAATTAATCAATTATGCCATTGAACATGGGTCTCAAAATACACCAAATTATAATATGGAATTCGAAATAAGGTTTGGTAAATATAATAGAGTGTCCTCAAATATTAATCAAAATATTTTTTTAAAAATTTATAGTAAATCAGAATCTGGCAAGAAAACATTTCAATATATAAATGAAACATTTTATGACACTAAAGATAAGGATCCAATAAGGCAGAGAATTATATATAATGATGCCAAGAATTTAATAAAAAATATGTATGATAAACCAGTTACAATAAATCAAGACGCCATAAATAAAATGATTGATACCTATGCAAAAATACCATCATCTAAAACATATATTTCTAAAAATAAAATTATGAAAGTTGATAATTCAAATATATTTAAGGCGGAAATTGTATGTGAAAATAATCATACATCATATAATGGATCTGATATAGAAAAAATAAAGAAACATAAATTTAGATGCTCTTGGCTTGAGGATATGTGGAATTATGACATAACTATAATATTAATTATTGACCCCATTAATGATAAATCTGGTATTTTTTATGAAGTTGAGATTGAATATAATCATGAGTCTGTAATAAAGAATAAATATACTTTTGATGATATATTAAATGCCACGACTAAACATATCAATCATATAACTACTATAATAGAATGTTCTAAATTATATGATGTTGATGTGGAAATTAAATATAGTCTATTTAATGCAGTTCAGACTATGGAAAGATCTAATTTAGGAATATTACAAAATGCATTATATTCCGTTGTCGATAAAGCAGATGGTGAACGCCGGTTTATTTATATAGACAAAATAGGCAATGTTTTTCATTTCAATCCAACTGAGGGATTTATTAATAAAATACCCCTATTTACTAATAAACTCCCCAATAAATCCCCAAATAAATCCCCAACTAAATCCCCAAATAAAACCCCAACTAAATCCCCAAATAAAATATATAATACATTAATTGATTGTGAAATGATAGATGTAAATAATGTCAAAACATTTTACGGGTTTGACTTATTATTTTTTAATAATTCAGATTACCGGAATTATAACTTAAATGAACGACTAGACTTACTTAATCAAACAATCAATGAGTTAAATAAGATAGATAAAACATCTGGATATAAATATGCCATTAAAAAATTTTACACAACCGATGTTTTTAAGAATGCTGAAAAAATATGGAAAAATCGAGGGAAATTATTTCCATATAATTTAGATGGGTTGATTTTTACACCTATTAGGGGGTCATATATTGGAAACTTACCAAATCTTAAATATAAACCATTAGTAAGTATTGATGTTAGATTAATGTATCGCAGAGATAATGATTTTACTGAATTTTATTCTCATGGCCATCCGCAAGAAGTACGTGGGAACATTATAAATGTATATACTGACCATAAAACAAACAAAATATATTATAAATCCAGAGTTTTGCTAAATGATGACAAATTAAAGTCTCTCGGAGTTATAAATTCCAATGGTATATTGGGGTATAAGGGGAGAATTAATAATTTAGCAGATATGGTAGATATAGTAGAGATGGAATTTGAGCCAGAATCTAGAACATGGAAATTTCTAAGAACCCGACCGGATAAAGAAGTACCTAATGCATTTAAGTCAATAGTTTCGGCATTAAATGCCATAAAGGACAATATTACAATAGATGAGATATCTAAACTTAAGCATATAAAATCCCCATTTGAAAATGTGAGTGATATTAAAGAATGTTTTGTAAAATCGGGATTTAATTTTACAAGTAATTCAATATCATCGCCAGTATGTTCGGTTTACAGTTATGCATTTAAAAATATGATAGATTCGGCGAAATGCGAAAATATACTAGTTTTAGGATGTGATATGTGTTTGTTAAATGCTTTAATTAATTCAAAATGCAAAAATATAGTAATTATTGAATCTAATTGCTTAGAAGTTTATGGCGAATCAAAAAGTGAGGGATATAGAGGCCTTCTAGAAATATTAAAATCAAGTAACTCTAATAAAACTCCAAGTTCCATAAAAATCATCTGGGGTGATGTTAATATTGCAAATGGGCTTAAATCATATAATAAAGCCGGTCAGCTTGAATTAAATAAATACAAAAAATCGCCATTTGATAGTATATTTATAAGTTCTTTTGAAAATGCCCTATTTAATTCTGATAAATTTGATAAATCGCAATATGAAAAATATATGAATAATTTAAAGTTATTAGTAACAACCAACATTATTGGACTGTTTTTATCAGGTGATAAAATTTTATCTCATTTAGATAAACAAGATTGTTTATTGTTAAGGAATAAGGAATTGCATCCACTTTGGAAAATTTATGTAAATAATAAAAATATATCAAAATATAAAAAAGATGTTGATATTTTTAAAATCAAAGAAAAAATAAAAATGGTAGAAATCCAAAGAATCCAGAATTCATTCATACAACAATATCAACCACTTGTTTTTGATGATAATATATCCAATTCATTAAATTTATATTCGGGAATTAAACAATTAAAAACTAATACAATAAAATCATTTTATACAGACTATAAAAAATCGGAATCCGGATACGAAAAATTAAATGATTATGATTGTATAATTTCAGATTTAACTAGATATTTTATAGGGAAAATTATTTAAAAGGATATAATTATATATATAAAGTATTAATTATTAAAACTATAAATAATGTCAATAAAACTAAAACCTAATGCATTTAATATAAATCCGGCGGAATTAAAAATGTATTATAATTCTAGGGAATTATATGAATACGACCCAATATTATTTTATGGCTGCCGAAATAGTATAAGAAATATTATAATGAAAAAAAATATACCAGAACTCGATTATATATTTGCAATTTGTCGGCATTCTTCTAATAATACAAATAACTGGAAAATAAGTAATATTAAGTGTAAAAAATCTATATTATTAATTAGTAAAGAATGGGTTGATAATAATTTTTTTATACCTGAAATCCAATCAAATATATTTAATTCTGATGTATCTGATGAAATTACCGACTTTAATTATATACCACCATCTGTAATAAATAAAACCCCTGAGCCGGACAATAAAATACCCGAGCCGGACAATAAAATACCCGAGCCGGATAATAAAACCCCTGAGCCGAACAATAAAACCCCCAAATATGAAATATTACCAAATCCTATTATATTAGATCCATCTGAAAAGTTTAAAGATAAGTCTGGAAATATTATAGAAATTAATGTGTGCGGAGACAAAAAAAAAGATAGTATATATTTTAATTGTACAGATGTTCAAAATGGGTTTAATATACCAAATTTATTAGAGTGTATAAATAATAAATGTATTATAAATATTGATTATAAGTGGTTTTTTAATACAATTCTAAATACTGAGGAATTATACTTAACTTATAAGGGTTTAATAAAAGTTTTAATTATATCCGATATTCCATATTCAGAATATATTATTGATAACTTATTTACAATTCAATTAGGCAGCTCAACTGAAAGGAAAAAATTAGGAACCTCTATTTTAAATATTACTGAAAATGCATTCAATTTGATATTTAATTCAAATTTGAATAAATTTCCCCACTTTTATTTAATTAAAATAGGTAATTCATTAATAGAAAATTTTGGACTAGATAATAAAGATAGTATTTATAAATATGGAATTACTTCGGATTTAAATAATATTTTACGCGAAACTGAATTAATTTATAAAAAATTAACCATATCTGAAAAATCAGACATATCATTAATAACATTTAATATATTTGATCCTAAACATATTAATGATGTTGAAATGTCCATACATGATATATGTAATAAATATGATTTATGTAATTACAATGGTTTAATTAAATTAAATTCATCTCAATTAGATGAGATATGTAAAAATTATAAAATAATAGGTATGAAATATGCAGGTATATCACAAGAATTACAAAATCAAATATCAAAATTGCAAGATTATATACTTAAATTAAATCATGAAATTAATGTATTGAATAAAACCAATACTACATTAAAAACCATTCTTGAATCTAATGAAAAATTGCATGATATTGAATTATCAAAAAAAGACGTAGAATTAGAAAATTATAAAGTTCAAATAAAAATGTTGGCCGAAATGATTAAACACATTAAATCATGATTTAACATATACTTTATATTTGTATAAACTAATAAATATCTTGTCGGCATCCGTTAGTTGATTATAAAAATATGATTTTTTTTCTTTAAATTTTTCGGCAAAATCCATAAAATTTCCCTCTCTATTGGCTTTAAGACCCAGCTTCGCAAATTCTACATCAAGTATATTGCTGTTAATCAAATTCTCATCATAATAATATGTATTTACATTAAATGGTAATATTAATTTAATAGGTCTAGTAGTTTTATTAATATCCGATTTTTTATATTTGGATATAATACTATATTTCTTAACCCCTTTTTCAGATATTTCCCATTTACCATTATTAGCTTCTAATAGACTTACTACAGCATCCCCATCAAATGCAGTATACACAAATTCCCCACCCTTATCTAATAAATTACTAATTAGAGAACCTATGTTTCGAATTCGCTCAACACTATCAGTTAAATAATGTAATGCAAAAAAACATAAAATATTTGTAACTTTATTATTAAAATAATTGCTTTTAATCTGTTCTAAATTAGATTTGTACGGGTCATTTAAATTGCTATTAAATATTTTTAGTGGTATATTATTTGGATTATCAAATTCATATTTTCTTTGTAGAGCGACATCTATCGCGTCTTTATCTATCTCACAAAACAATATATCATGTGCTCGGGCCAATCGGTATGTCATTAAATCGGACGCTCTACCACTGGCCAGATCGATAACGGTAGATGACGCGTTTACATATGTATTAATTAATGATATTTTACAAAAGTTATTTAGTTTAATGGGGGCTTCATGCATTTTATTCTTTAGGTTAACGAAATACATTTGATCTTTAATATTAGATTTATCTACAGTTAAGTCTTTAATTAATACCGGATTTCTATACGAATTCCATATATTTAATTCAGTAGATTTAAAATTGTCGCCATATATATTAGTATCTGACTTATTAGCCTTTTCAATAAATATCCATTTTTTTGAATCATAGTCAAAAATTAAACTTACATATTGCTTATTTAAATCAGGAATATTTGAATAAAATAGAAATGCATCGGGAAATGTACTAGGAGAAAATTGAATTGGCATAATAAATGTATTATCACCATTATTACCAAATATTTCAGTGTGAAATGGTAAGTGTTTAATACCTGCTGATTTTAAGTCACGGCTATTTATTGAAAGATATAATATATATAAAATATGATTTTTTTGAGGCGTTTGATATAATTTTAAATGTGCTGATGGACATTCTACACAATAAAATATAATAGGCATTTTTTTAGGAGACCATTGGTATATAGAATTATCGAAAAATGGCATATTGATATGCGAAAACTCTATAAAATCCATGGGGCCTTTAAGGGTTTTTTTATTTGTTTCTATATATTTTTTATAGTTAATTGTTGTAATGTGATTATATGAAACTGTTTTAATGCCTAGCAGGTCTGCAAATTTTTTATTTCTCTCATTAAGTTGATTTATATTATCATCTTTTACATACTGACCATTGTCTATAATAACTCGCCTAAGTATATATTCATCTTTATGTTTTACTGATGATAGTAAACAAATACCATTATTTAATATTTTATTCAATGATGTATGTGTATCGTACTTGTTAAAATAGTATATTATATCTTTATCAGAATCTACAAATATTAAATATTCAACACCAGAGTATATATTATTTATACAATATGCATTTTTATCCATATTATTTATTATGTCAAAATAATCGGTTCTATTAAGTAATATGGGATCATTAAAAATATCATCTAAATGCCTAAATTCTCGAGTTGGTTTTATATATTTATTAAGTAACTCAATTATATATTTCTTAGTATTATATATGTTAGAATCACCACCGGTTCTTTTAGAAGTAAAATATTTTATATATTTATGTAATTCACTTATATTATTTTCGGTAAATTTAGTTAAAGGATTTTCATAATATATTTCTATATAAAGATTAGAGAAATTATTCCAATCAACATTACAATTATTAGTGCAAAGGGGGTTTTCTAATATAAGGCGAATTTTCCAATTATGCATGTATTTTGAATATATTGTTTTACGTGTATTAAATTTTTCCGTATATTTTTCGACAGTTTTTGACAATGTATAAAAATTACACCAAACTGACAAATTGTCTATCTGATATTTTTTTAATTTTATTTTTTTAAAGTCATCAGTAAGATAATTATATTCTGGAGTTCCATTAAAATATTTTTTTAATCGTTTAAGTATTCTATTATCTGCATTATCTAATAAAATACAAAATAATAATTTTTTACTTAAATTTTTTTGAATGTATTGTAATAAATCCTTCAATTTAATTACGGGCACCATTTAAATAAATATATATTATATAAATAAAGTCATTCTTATAGGGAATAAAAAATAAATGTTTTATTTTTATTTTTGTAAATTCAATTAAAAAAAATAAATTAAACTAAATTAAACTAAATTAAACTAAATTAAACTTAACAATAGTCGGGTCTTATACGATATTTATATAGACTATACCCATATAATCCAAGAAAATCTCTTTCATATATAAACTCAGGATCTCGATACTCATTAGCATGTTCATTTTCAGTAAGTGAAGTAATACGATATGCATTATATTCTCCAGTTACCCATTTACGCTTTATTTCGGTTTTTACTGAATCATCTATTGGGTCTAATCCATATAATCTACAATCAATTTCGGGCTTTAATGTATAATATTTCATTCCACTATCATCCGATATTGAATTAAGTCTGAACTTAATTAGAAAATCTTTTAATATGCTATTAATATTATCAAAAAGACCAACTTCAACATGTTTGTTAATCATTTTAAAATTATGCTCATCTAAATATAAATCATTGAATTCAGCAAAAGATTCATTACTAAAACTTAACCTGTTAGGTTTGGTATTATTTAATAATAGATAGAAGTAGTAATTATCTAGGCTTATGGCGTGTCTGATATCAATATAATCATCAAATGGTATAATAGACTTAGTATAATAGATTGATTGAAGATAACCCCATATATGTTTGTAGTAATCATCCATTATTTTTTTTGATAGTGTTGTAATTCTTATAATTTCGGCACGAGTAAGAAAGTCACACATATGTAAAAATAAATCTAATTTCAAATTAAAAATTCTTGATACATGAATTTGCTCCATACATAACTTAACGTCGTTAATAGCTATCATTGATTCTATGTCTATTCCTTTTTCTTCTTTCATGAATTTAATAAACTTCCAGATACCCACTTCGATTTCAATCTCCACCTCGGCCATTTTTTATATACATTAATTTAAATTCAATTTTTTATACATGATATATCTATAAATATCTATCAAATAATGTATTATCCTTACTTAAATAATCCTTTTTATCCTTAAGTCTATCACTATATTCCCACATTGGTTTAGACCCCATTTTAAATTCATCATACATATCAGCAATAGTATATCTAAATGGATCTGATTCATTTTGAATATAGACCAATTTTTGAAAATGTTTTAAGTCATTGTCATCTTGTTTAAATACTGTTTCTATACATGATTTGGCATGTAATCGCTCATGTTTTGGATATCCGTTCGATGCTCTTTCAAAATTAGATATGGCACTTTGAGCTGTTGTAAAAATGCTTATAGTAGTATTTTTGCGCAATTCTGAATCTATTTCCTTATCATCCTGAGATGATATAATAGTTGTAAAGAAATAATGTCGACCCTCATAAAATATTTCTTTTATGGCTGATGACTTCTTATACATTTTCTTAAATGTGCTTGCGCAGTCATCAAGAATAAGCATTATATTGGGATTAAAATCCAGAAAACTTAGTGCGGCTTTTTCGGATTTTGATAAACTGTGGTTTTCTTCCAGAGCTACTTTATTATATCTGATTGCATTTTTATATAATTTTTTTAACATTGAATCTCTATCTTCCAAAATTTGGGTTTTTTGTTTTTTCTTTTGTATAAATTCCATCGAAGAATCGTCTATATATACAATAGAATTATGGGCTTTTTTGATAATAGATTCTTCTAATGCCTGCGAAGATGTGTCGGATATTTGATTGAATAAACTCTTTAATATCTCTATTTTATTTGCATTTATATAAATACCAGATGAATTTTTTTGCCGTTTGAGCAATTTGTCTAACCATTCGATATCAAGTTCTTTATGTATAAATTGAGAAGGTATTTTGTTAGTATAAGCATCGTTACTAGAATTTGTTGGAGCTATAACAAATATTGTTGGTATAAAATCCTTACATAAATACATTATTTCTTCTATAATAGTACTCTTGCCACTATTGGTTCGTCCATAAATTATTGTGGTCTTATTTAAAAAATCCTTATGGGTTTTGGGCAACCATTTCAATTTTGTTCTGTCCGATAAAAATAATGATCTATCGTCCGACATTTAATAAATAACCGTGTATTTATTATTAATATTTTGTCTTTAACACACCACATTTAAAAAATATATCAAAAAAAAAATATTAAAAAAAATAAATATGATATAATTAATTAGAATAGAATAAATTTAAGTGGAATAACGCAAAACAGCGCTACCATCAGAGATTAACAAAAAGTTAATGGCTGAGGCTACAATTACTAGAGTTCCAGGACCAGCATTAGCAGTATCACCAGAATTAATATTTTTATTAGTTGTATATTCGATATAAAACTCACGAGCTCTGGAAATGTTAATATGTCCTGAGGGTTGATATGTACCGGGATACAAGCAGAATGTAATTAAATATGCACCGCAATCGCCGGGGGCCCTAAGGTTATGACCTCCATAGTTGTAAGGAATATATGCATTGAAGAAGCCGCCGGGGAAATTATTGTAAATTGGGATACCATGGGCTTTAATAGAAATATTAGTAATGTTGGGGGATGCCACTTGAACTGTATAGGAAAGTTCATTGGAAACAGATGATGTTTTGACAATATTTTGCATTTCACTGAGAGATGCAGGTGCTGCTACATCCACACCAGCTACGTGTGTATAATTAGCTAAAGCAGATGATCCAACATTTTCAACAAAAGTAACAGTGAGCCCATTTGCGCTAATTTCGCCAACGGTAAGAGGGCCAACATTAACTTTTGAACTGCCATTAAGAGTATCAAATGATAAAACATCACCAACTGAAAGTATACCAGAAACACCAACGGCTGGATTTGCGCTTGTCAATGTAAGAGTGGGTGATGATGCTGCAGCAGCTCCTAACAAGGTGGAAAATGTTGCAGTTGCAACCCCAGGTACTAATGATAGAACACTTGCATATGTCTTAACAGTTACTTTAGAGGCTTTCCATCCTTGGGTTTTTCTAGTTTCTGACTTGACTGTTGAAAATTTATACCATTTATCTAAATTTTCTCTCAATTTCTCGGCGCTTGTATTAATATAATTACTAACTCTCATACCCACCATCATAGCTTCAATAGGCCATTTAAGATTCTGTAATAATACACTGTCTGTACTACCACTAGCGCCGCCTGCAGATTCGTGAGTCTGCATGCGATGAACACGAATAAGAGTAAAACCAATGCGTTTAATGAAAATATTGTGGATATCGGGATTAACGAATATATTATTAATATAAAGTTCGATTGATTTAAGTGCTCCATCTGCATCAGTAAATTTACCACCAGCAACGATATTAGCTTCACTATATGCAGTGCCAGTTGTAAACCCACGAGCAACTTCTCCAAAAAGTTCGCCAGAAGATGCCAAATCAAGAGTAATAAATCTTTGACCATATGGAATTGCTACTGAAGGTACTGCAAGACGAGGATCCTTGTTGCACCAAAATAGAAGAGGAATAAATAATTCAACCAAATCAGTCTTTTGACCAGTAGGGGTCTGAAGCCCAGCACATCCATCTAATTTGGCACGATAATTTATATCAGAAGCTGCAACTCCGCTATTTTCCCAATTTGGTTGATCTATATATCCACTTTGGGTTTCTTCTTGACCAACGCATCTCTTCCAAGCCAATTCCTTATTTGGTTGAATTGAAAATTCTCTATGATAATTCACAGCATCTCTAGTATATTCATCAAGGGGATTGCCGTTAACTTCAAATTTAACTTTTTTAAGTAGGCGCTCTCCTGGATAATCGCACCAACGCATAAGATTTTGTTTACTTGGATCAATTTTGTTTTTGCTACCATCTTCAGTGGATAAAGTTGGCTGTTTAAGAATTGCATGTACAATCATATCATTAAAGAAATCACCAAATTGGGGAATGCTGAATGTAATTTGTCCGCCTAGAGTTGCATTACCTGAATTAGTAGTTACTTTATTATATTCGAAACCAATAGCGGCAAATGGCTTAAAATGAGCATTAGTAAATAAAATATGAGTACGTTCAATATCATAAAGAGTTGGAGTGTCATCAAGACCATTTTTTGCTCTAGCTGCTTTAGCATCGGCAAGACGCGTAGTAAGAAGTTCTGATGCCATTAACATCCTATCTTGTTTACCATCATTTGTAATAAGTTGGAAAATACCACCAGTAGCCATTGTTAATTTTTATTTATTCTAATGTATATATATGTATATAAATTATATTTTTTATTTAATATTTATTCTATCATAAATATTATTTAATAATTTTTATTAAAAATAAAATAAAATAAAATAAAATAAAATAAAATAAAATAAAATAAAATAAAATAAAATAAAAATAAAACTAATAACCATAATTGCAATACCACACTGATCCATCCATCCAATTTATTTTATCATTAACCCAAATACCCATATCCATTTTTTTCCCCATATATATAATAACCAAATGACCTTTAATCATGCCATGAAATTTGCCATTAACTATTATTGTATCTTTCCATTTATCGTGAATTATATCATATGATTTATCACCGTCATCAATCCATATTCCAGTAATTGATTTTTTAATAACATTAATAAAGATAAAATATATAACTATCATAGTTACTAATATTATAATTACTATTACTAATGGACTTGGATTTTCAGATCTCCTAACTATCTCTTTTACATTTATTAAATTTTTTGTAGATTCAGCTGATT